TTGAAAAACACCCTTCCCAGAAAAACGATATCGTTTTTGAACCTATCGAATAATAACCCCTCTTAAAACTTTCACGGTTGGATTTCAAAATCCAACCGTGCCTTTTCTTGTAGTTCCTTAAATATCCATTCACAATTTACCCAACTTTTTAAAACCATTGAACAGTTACGTTCAAAGACTAACAGCAGATACGCTGAAAGGACGGCAAGCATGCCTTGGGAAATGAATGGAGACCAGATTGTTGTAGAAGATGGCAACCCTGTCTGGATTGCAGATGACGGTAAAAAATCACCCTTTGACGCCGGTGGAGTGCTGAAAAGATTGAGTGATGTTACCGGCGAATCTATGGGCAGGAAAAACAAAATCCGGGAACTTGAAGGCCAGCTTGAACCCTTCAAAGATCTTGACAGTGATTTTGTTACCAAAGCCAAAAAAGCTATGGACACCGTAAAGAACCTTAACGACAAACAGCTTGTTGACGCCGGGCAGGTGGCAGAGATCAAGAAGGATCTTGAAGACCAATTGATCGAGACCAAAAAAAGTCATGCCGCAGAACTCGAAGGCCTCAAAAAGCAGATTGACGACAAAGACGCCGCCATTCAACGGCGTGAAGTCAAGGGGTTTTTTGATCAGTCTGAATTCATTCGTGAGAAAACAGTTTTGACCCCAACCTTCGCATATGATCATTTTAACCGGTTTTTTAAAACTGAGGAAAAAGACGGTGACCTGATTGTTTTTGCTGAAAGGAAGGGCGGCGAAAAGATTTTCTCAAAAGACCCAAAACGCGCCGGCAAATATGCAACCCCGGCAGAGGCTATAGAAATTCTCATTGATGAGCACCCGGATAAAGAATCAATTCTCAGGGGTGGAACCCCTGGAAGCGGTTCACCTCCTCCTGGTGGTCACAACCAAGACCTGTCAAAGCTGAATCCCACAGAGAGGATAAATGCAGCAAGAGGGGTCAACTGAAATAAGGAAATAATGACATGAGTTTAACACTTGTTGAGGCTGCAAAACTGGCAACCGATCCAATTCAGTCAGCCGTCATTGAAATGTATGCGAGAGCATCCGCAATTCTTGCCAACCTCCCGTTTGACACCATCCAGGGTAATGCCCTGAAATACAACCGTGAAGACACCCTGCCCGGAATCGGTTTTCGCGGCGTAAATGAATCCTATACCGAATCAACCGGTATTGTGAATCCCCAGACTGAACCGCTTGTTATTGCCGGCGGTGATCTGGACGTTGATAAATTCATCCTTGACACCATGGGGATGAGTCAGAGGGCCGTCCAGGAATCCATGAAGGTTAAGGCACTGGCGCTTGCCTGGGCAAAGGCCTTTATTAAGGGTGATTCCGCTTCTGATCCCCGTGAGTTTGACGGACTTCAGACCAGGCTTACCGGCAACCAGCTGATTGAAGCCGGGTCCACTGATGGTGGCGATGCGCTTTCTCTGCTGAAGCTGGATGAACTGATCGACACCGTTGAAGAGCCCACACATCTGATCATGAACAAAACCATGAGGCGCAGGCTTACTGTTGCGGCCAGAACCTACACTATCGGTGGGTTTATTACCTGGGAAAAAGACGCTTTCGGCCAGCAGGTTGCATATTACAACGATCTGCCAATTATCATCGCTGATTTTGACAACGAAGGGAACACTATCCTGCCGTTTACAGAGGTAGGGTCCGGCGGAAGCACCGCAACTGCAACCTCTATTTACTGTGTCTCTCTCATGCCGGGCAAAGTCATCGGTATCCAGAGCGCACCGATGGAGGTTCGTGATCTTGGTGAACTGCAGACCAAACCGGCCATGAGAACCCGCGTTGAATGGTATGCCGGAACTGCAATGTTCCATGGCAAGGCTGCTGCCCGGCTCCGTGGCGTCAGTAATGCCGCTGTAACAGCGTAATTGCTTAATTAATAAACTCTAAGAAAGAGGTTAAATAAAATGACTGAATCAGTATTGGGTGTAAAAACAAGACCCGGTGGCACATTTGATGCCGACCTTGAATTTAAAGATGCTGGCCTTGTTGCCGCGTCTGCCGCCGCCCAGGTGGACAGCGCAGCCAAGTATGTTGATGTGGGCACCGGTCTCTTTAAGGGCTGCATGATGATTGATGTATCTGCCCTTGAGATTGCCTCCAATGATGAGATTTACGACATCATTGTGCAGGGGTCCCCAGACACAAGTTTTACCGCTGCAACCTCCGTTGAACTGGCACAACTCAACTTGAGCGCCAAAGAGGTGAAACGATCCGACTGTGATAAGGACGATTCCACAGGCCGGTTTAAGCTGTATTTCGATAATGAGAATGACGGCACCTATTACCGTTATCTCAGGCTTTATACCGTTGTTGCCGGCACTGTTGCCACAGGCATCAATTACAGCGCTTATTGCATTAAGCAGTAGCGGAAAGGCACGGGTGACGTTTTGAGAAAAACATCAGGATACGTTGAAACATACGAAAAACCGGCAACCGGCGTGAAAAAGCGCAGTGAAACACTTATCACTGACCTTGTGGGCGCTGTGCAGGAAATCACCGAAGCCGGTGCTATCAATGTTGATGCCGCTAATGTCCAGATTACTGGACCTTCGACCTCAACCTATGCTGTGACTTTGGCCGCTCCTAATCGGGGTGGCCAGACCATGGTGATTGAAATGGTCAGCACCACAGGTACAAATGCCGTAACACTTGCCCTTACCAATGTGGGTGGTGGATCAGCTGCAACCACAGCCACCTTTAATGCAGCGGCTGAAACCCTCACGCTGATATCAAGTTCAACCAAGTGGTGGGTCTTGACTGAAGAGGGTGTAACGCTGTCTTAAGGAGACTGTTTTTATGAAAGTCAAAGTTTATAACAATGAAACCGGTGAACCGTCTGAGGTTGAAGGCGTTGATGCTAGGGAATATGTCAGGTCCGGCGGGTGGTCAATGAATCCACCCGGTGAAAAACAGGAAGATAAACCGGAAAAAGACAATGACACCCTGACTATCACGGCTGAAATGCTGGATAAGATTGAGCCGTTGCAGCCTGAAGAGTGTGAGGCTTTTGTCAAGGATCTCACCGGTAGCGACTATGCCAAAGTCACGGTTGAAGACCTGAAGGCCATTGCCGCAAAGAAACCTTTAAATGTTGTGTTCGACGGCAAACCGAAAAAGCGTGAAATCGTGGCATACCTGAAGTCCAAAGTGGTTGAATAATGATCGGGCCGTTTACAGACATATCCACTCTGAAAACCATCGATGATTGGGAAGATGACGCCGCTACCTCTTCAGACGCTGATACTTACCACGCCGCCCGGGGTAATTCAGACTGGACCGGAGAAACAGCAGATAAAACCCAGGCTCTGCAAAGGGCCTGGGACTACCTGCGCGGTCTGTCCTGGATTCCCGGGGTATTTGATACTGAACTGCCTGATGACGTGAAATCCGCCCATATTGTGGCCGCCCTGGAAGAACTCAAAGACCCTGGTGTTTTACTGCCTGAACTTACCGCTGACAATTACCTTGAATCAAAGAATCTGGCCGGTGCCATTGAAAAAAAATACCGGCCGGGCGCTCCTGCATGGAAACGGTTCAGGGCTCTTGAGGTGTTGCTCAAGGGCTATATTTACGGTCAGGGCAATATTGAATTGATGAGGGGTTAAATGGCTACCGACTGGACAGCAGAGCAGAAAGCCGCTTACGAGGACTTCAAGGCCGAAGGCTTTCAAATCACTGTCCGGTTACCCGCTGAAAAGAGTGACTTTGTTGAAGAGCATATGGAGTATTGGTCAGATGGATCTGATACGGATTACACCACATACGCCATCAAAAAGAAGTATAGCAAGGCGATGATTGACGGCACTCGGATCACATCGAAAGACCAGCGCTTACTTTTCCCTGCTTACGGCCTGCCTGCGCTCACGTCAAAATACCAGATTCTTATTGACTCGGAAGAGCTGAACGTCATCAACCTTGATGTGGTTGACCCGGGTAATGTTGCACTTATTTACGAGGCCCAAATTCGATCATGAATTCTTTTGACCAAATATCCGACAACGCCGCCGGCTTTTCCAGGTCTCTTATGGATATGGCCGACTATGTTGAGGGGTCCATTGAGAAGGTGATCCGGAAGGCCTGTATTGATCTTTACAGACGGATAGTTGAAAGAACGCCGGTTGATACCGGAAGGGCCAAGGTGAATTGGGCGCTGTCGGCCTATGAAAGTGATTATGTCATCGGTGATGGTGAGTATTCAAGTACGGATATTGCCAGCATGATCAATTCAAATGTCAGTGAGTTCACCGCGGAACTTATCGAGGATCAGGTTATCATTTACAATAACCTTGAATATATTGAACCGCTTGAAAACGGCACATCTGATCAGGCACCGGCCGGTATGGTCTCATTATCCCTTGTTGAGTTCGAAGCTTTTTTTAATGAGCAGTTGCAGGGCCTGGAAGGACTTGAACCGGCATGACAACGTACAAGACTCCATACCAGATTGAAAAGGCCCTTGACGATTTCATTGTAGACAATTGGGAAACACCCGAAACCACCAATGTCAGATGGCCGGCAGAAGATAAACCGGCTTTGCCGTATATCGAGCCTCATTTTAAGCCCGGCCAGGTTTTAGGCCTTGAAATCGGCGGCGCAGCCCAGCGGCCGGGTGTCCTTATAATCAACATCTTCACACGCATGAACGTGTCAAATAAAGAGGGCTGGGCCTATGCCGGGAAGCTTGAGCAATTGTTCTGGCATGAGCAGATAGGAAACATCATTTGTGAAAATGGTGACCTGATGCCCTGGACCGAAGGGCCGGCGATTGATGAGGCTCTGCAGGCCAAAAAATTCACAACCAAAATACCATTTACCGTAATATGGGAGTATTAAACCATGGCAAACACAGTACAAAGAGCGATTGAGCAAGTCTGTTTTGCGGTCAAGGAAACCACAGCGGGAACGGCTGTTTATCCGTCCGCAGATGCAGAAAAGATTGTTACCGCTGGGCCGGTGACAATCGGTCAGGAACCCAATTTTTCAGACTCGGAAGAGATGGAAGACACCCTTGATCTTCTGGAACGTTTTCAGGATCAGACAGGGCCGGGACAATTCATAGTGCCCATGTATGTAAGACCGTCCGGATCCGCCGGAACTGCACCAATGGGTGATGTTCTTTTCGAATCTCTGATGGGCAACAAAACGACCGCTGCCTCAACGTCCGTTACATACGACCAAGCCAAAACAAAACCATCTTTTACCTTGTGGGCGAAAAGGGGTGAGACTGTTTATTTCGGTGCTGGGGCTTGCGCGGAATCCGGAAGGTTTGGACTCACCAACAAAGGAGCATCCAAGGTTGAAATATCCGGTGGATTCATGCAGATGGGCTGGGCCGGAAAAAGTACGGTCAATGGTGCCGTTTCAGCATCAACCACGGTAACAGTGACCAATGGAAAACTATTCACTGCCGGCGGTTATGTCCAGATAGGGTCTGACACCAACAGCGGGTCAGGGTATAAAATCAACTCTGTATCAGGAAACAATCTGACTATGGCGGATTCTATCACCTGTGACGATGCCGCAGAAATCAAGGGTTACCTGCCGTCTCATACCGCAGTAGGCACACCGCTGGAAAACAAGAACCTGTCTATCACGTTTGATGCAGCCGCCAAGAATATCAAGAGCCTGGATGTCAATATTGGGTCTCCGGTTGCTTGGCAGGATGAAGAAATTACAACGTCCGGATATGTTGCCGCTTATGTTGAAGACAGACGAAATATCGAGGTTTCAGCCACAATCCTGCAACGGTCTGATGATATCGAATACTTTTACAATGGCTTGAACAACACCAAGACGGCTGTTGTCGCAACGGTCAATGGCGGCGCTGGTGATATTTGCACTATCAACCTGCCATACACAGAGTTTGGGGTGCCCAGCGTTCAGACACAAATGCCGGTAATAAACATGAACCTTTCTGGAAAAGCCCTTGGCTCATCCGGTGAAGATTCATGCAGTATC